GTGGCATATTTGTAATTTTGAAGGTGTACACCAATTGGGCTCTCTCAAACTTGCTGATTCAATTGGTGTATTGGGGTAACTTATATACTAGAACCCTCTATAGAACTATTAATCTTGTTCCTACACGTGGCGGCCATCCGAATAATATTACCGGAATGGGCCGCTCCCCCCCTCTTGTGGTGGCCCCCCTCATTAGCTGGTTCCCACTCAATTACGATCACTGTACGTCTTACTCGCATGGTCACTTTCATCTGTTCCTTTAATTCAAATTAAAGACATACTTTGTCAGGCGTTTCTCTTTAATTTGTGTCGTGTCATACTATTATTGGCTATTACCCATTTACCTGGTAAATGACGTGTATATTTTGTGACCGTGCTGCTGAGTCTATATGTTTCTACTGTTCAACCATCCATGTGTATATAGTTTGGTGGCACAAATTAATTTTATTGGTCATGACTCAGCATTGCCACAGCTTTATTTTGTACATCTAATTTTGTATATCTATTACTGTTATTAGCAGGTGATCATGTATCCTGTTAGGAATAAACGTGTTTCTTACTTTGCTCCACGTCGTTATTATCCTCGTAACTACGTACAGACCCGTCCAGTTCATGTTAAAAGACATGTTGGGAGACGTGGAGCTCTATTAACTAGGCCCAGTGATGAGCCCAAGATGGTAGCCCAACGCATACATGAAAACCAGTATGGGCCGGAATTTGTGATGGCCCATAATACATCCGTGTCGACGTTCATCACTTACCCTAGTTTGGGGAAGACTGAGCCCAATCGCAGCAGATCATATATTAAGTTGAAACGACTGCGTTTCAAAGGGACTGTGAAGATTGAACGTGTTCAATCGGATATGAACATGGACGGGTCTGCCCGTCAAGTTGAAGGAGTTTTCTCCCTTGTTATTGTTGTGGATCGTAAACCCCACTTAGGTCCATTTGGATGTTTGCATACGTTTGACGAAATTTTCGGTGCAAGGATCCACAGTCATGGTAATCTCAGTGTAATCCCTGATTTGAAAGAACGTTATTACATCCGACATGTGTTCAAGCGTGTGTTGTCTGTGGAAAAAGACACTCTGATGGCCGATGTTGAGGGATCCATCTCACTATCTAACAGGCGTATGAACTGCTGGTCCACGTTCAAGGATGTCGACCGGGATTCATGCAACGGTGTTTATGATAACATGAGCAAGAACGCCCTGTTAGTGTATTATTGTTGGATGTCTGATACTCATTCAAAGGCATCTACTTTTGTATCGTTTGATCTTGACTATGTTGGTTAATGAAATAAAATTGTTTATTTAAATATGAATAATTTATTTGTACAACTAAACGATACATTTATTTCAAAGATTTAGCCTGACAAGGCTGACAACTACTGTTAATACATTCTTGGACCGTTGTCCTAACTAACTCGTTCAATTGGCCCATTGACATAGTGATATTGGACTCTGTTCTCCGTGCTCCCACCATGGAAGCAGAATCTCCTGGGTCTAGGAAATTGGTGCCCAGTCTGTTAAGCTGTCTGTATGGGTGGATTTCGTTTTCCACCTCTGAGTCCGCCTCCGACTGGGCTATTCCTATAGTTACTCCTGGGAAAGCCCATGACTCCCCCGGGTTTTGATTTCTATTGGGCCTCCTGTACCCAACTCTGGACATGGACTGGCATCTTATGGGCTTCCTTTCCCATTTTCCATAGTCCACATGTTGAAAAGTCCCACATCTTTGTCCGTGAACTGTTTGGATAGGATCTTCACTGTTGGTGCCCGGAAGGATATCCACTGAGTGTTTTGCTGTGGACAATTTCAGCTTCCCTTTGAACTTGGCGAAGTGCGTTCTCTGATGAACATTCGAATCGGAAACTCTATAGTAGAGTTTCCATGGTATGGGGTCTTTTAGGGAGAAAAAGGAAGCTGAAAAATAGTGGAGATCTATGTTGCATCTGATCGGGAAAGTCCATGACGCCTGTAATGACTCATTGTCCGTCATCCTTTTATCATGAATCTCCACGATTACCGTCCCACCGGTGGTGATAAGTACCTGTTGCCTGTACTCTATGACGCAATGGTCTATTTTCATGCAGCTACGACTGAATCTAGCTGATATTTGTGACTCCGTGGACGGAAACTGCAGTACTATCTCAGTTGGGTCATGAGAAAGCTGATATTCGTCCCGGTGCGACTCTATGTAATTGAAGGCACTTGGAGGATTTGCTAACTGAGAATTCATATGCAAATAGAGGGCCGCGCAGCGGAATGCAGAAGAAATTTAGCCGTCTGATGAAGACAAACTGATGAAGAAGACGAAGCTGCTAAGAAGATGCAGAAGGTTAAGAAAGTAGATTCTTTTCTTTGATTCGCCTGTGTTTATATGTTTAACCCTGTTATATATAACAGGACTGAACAAGAAGAAATTTGGAGGAATTTATATGAATATGGAAAAGAAAAGAAGTTCATCAAGATCTGCAGAGAGCTTTGAAGATGGAAGAGACTGAGTAAGATATGAGAACTGCTAGGGTTTGAAGGTATATATTGGTAAAGTTCAGCTTTGATAAAAGAATGCATATAAGAAGCA